TGGGCGAGACGGTGAGGAAATTGCAGCAAGACTTGGCCGATGCTGACAGAAGAATCCGGCGGCTTAGAGAGGAGTTGGCAGAGGCACATAGAGCAGCGGCACTAGCATCTGGGAGGGATTGGTGAGCAAGCCAATATGGATTCGACTTCGCAGCGTGCTCGAAAGGGATGCCGATGCACCATCAGTCGAGTTGAGCCGTGAAAGCGCGGAGGAAATGCTGGCCGAGATCAAGCGGCTCACCGCAGAGATTGACCTGTTGGCGATCTTGGCGACTGACCGTGAAGAGTACCTTCAGCTTTTGACGGATGAGAATAATAAACTCCGCTCCGTCCTTCAGCGGGTGCGCCGCTGGGGATCGCCAATGGTGAAGGGATATATCGATGGTGCGCTGGGCGGACAGGCTGGAGGCAGTGATCCTCTGGCTGATGATCAAGTGGGTTCAGTGGGTGAACAGGGGGCGCAGGGATGAGTGATGGAATGGATGATGACCAATTCGCCCACATGCTCAAGCTCTCAACGGTGTACATCCCGATCCTCAAGAGCAGATGTCTTTTTGATGATCTGCAAGATATGGACAGATCAGAAGAATACAATGCCTTGAACTGTCTGGAGATCGTGGCCGATACTTTCGTGGAAATGCAACGCAGACTGGGCGCGAAACCGAAGTTTAGAGTTAAAGCCCGCGCCGCACTCTCAGGAGACAAGCATGAGTGATAACAAGCCGCCATGTGAATGTATTGAGAGTGTCAACGGGCGCTGGACTTATCGTTGTGAATGCTCAAACGGCGGTGATGCTGAAGGTGCTGCATATTGGGTGGCTTATGAAAACGCGCGTATTGGAACAGCCGACACCATCACCCGCCTCACCGCAGACAACAAACGGCTGCGGGCGGCGCTGCGTGAATGCAAGGCGGAACTGAATGCCTACTACCGGATGGAATATCCGAGCGACCACCCATACAGCCAGAAGAAACTGGCGCAAGCTATGGCGTCAAACCCAGCCACCGTTGCACTGAAGGAGAACAACAATGATCAAGGCTGAACAGATATCGGATGAGGTGGTGGAGGCGGCTGCGAGAAAACAGGCAGAACTGGATAACGTCGAGTGGCACACCTTGAATGATGTTGCGATCACGTTGCGTTGCAACCACGCCCGCTCCACTCTCGCAGCAGGGCTGGCAGCGTGGCCGGGGGCTTGGCATGTTGACGCCGCTGACTTCGAGGAGAAACTCATCCTCCCACTGACACAGGAGAACAATGATGATCAAGCCTGAACAGATACCTGATGAGGCGGTAGATGCTATGTTGGAAAGCATAGGTTCTTTCTTCTGTCGCGCCCAAGCCCGTGCCGCCTGTGCCGCCATGCTGGCAGCGTGGCCGGGGATAGAAATCCACACTGACGGCACTGAGGACTGGATTGAACTGACCCTGACACAGGAGAACAACGATGACTGACATCATAGACGAACGCGAGAAGACACACGGCGATTATTATCAAGTGTCTATGATGGCACAGGAACTGAAGGACGCCATGCGGCGCGGCAAGAAATGGAGAATACTAGACGATATGCAGCGCGAGACGCTGGAGATGATCGCCAGCAAGATTAGCCGCATCCTGTCAGGTAATCCGCACGAGTCCGATCACTGGCGGGACATTGCTGGCTACGCCACGCTGATCGAGCGGTGGCTTACCTCTTGCACCGCTTCCGATGATGATCCCACTCGCCGCCACGGCGGATGCAATCCCGCCACGCCTGCTCCTGTTCGGGAGGCATCCGCTTCATTAGAATCGGCAACGATGCCTTGAACATAACAACGCCAAGGCCGAACCAGAAGGACGGCCTTTGAGCGACGAGAAAGCCGCCAGCGCCAATGCCGATCAACAGCACGACGATAGCGGCAATCTCAATCCAGTTCACTTCTTGGCCCAGACAGACCAGCCAGCCGTGAAGATGACGCCAATCGCGCCGATAATCTCGTTCATGGATGTAGCATCAATAGCCCCGGTGCCGACAATATAACCGCCGCCAGCTGCGAGAACGGCGCGAACAACGCCCCAGACCATTTCTTTCGTCATCACTTACTTCCTTTTGTTGTGCCGGGATACTGCTTCCACGGCAGTTGAAAATGTGGCCCGTCCTTGAACGAAACCCAGTCGCCTCCCCACTCTAGCAACACGTTCTCAGCCTTCGCCGCTGCCTTCATGCGCTTGGCTAGGCTATCGTATAAAGGCCAATCCCAACGCACCTGGCCCTTGATTGTGCAAGCCAGATCAACAGCGTGGCCGGTAAGATGCCGAGAACGAAGCGTTTTTGATGCGCCCTTTGTCTTGAGAATCTTCTGCTCCTCCAGCGTGCGCAATCCGCAGGTAACAATAAACCCCGTATCAGCATCCTTCCAATCGGCAGCGCATCGGTTGACCACACGCACCATATCAAGATGCACTCCCCACAATTTCGCAAGAGACGATGATGGCAGTTTCATTTCCTCAAAGCCTCCTCAATGCTGTCCAACTTCGCCATGATGGCGCGGCTCGTCTCGCGGATCTCCTTGATCTCTCGGTCGTGCGCTGTACGCGATGTTTCAGTCTGTGCTTGCAGAACTGCGATTGCCGTTTCGTGCGCCTGTTGCTGGCGGTAGATAATCCAAACAAACGCGGCCACTGGCGCGATGATCCATTGCATGATGGCCCCGAGCACTTTGAATGTTTGATCGTCAATCATAATCGCACCACTCATATCTTGACTGCGTATTGATTTAGCATGAAGTCAATTGCCAAGCCGCTGTCTCCGAACAAAAGCATCTCTGTCGGAGGCAATGGTTGACGCGCAATGCTGACCGTTCCGCTTCCAACGATAAGCGAAAGCGATTGCGTAGGTTGCTCTTGATTCATGTCCAGGCTGATGGTCTGAGCCGGATTGTTAACGATTAGCGAAACAGTCATGTCGTGATGTCCTCGCGCACATCAATCTTGAATGTTTCGGTGCTTTCAACGCCACCACTTGTGAACTGTATGTCGCAATACATGATACTGTCGTTGTCTTCGTCAGACACCGGCCACAATGCAGTGTTCGCTGCCGTCTGCGAGAGCGTGAAACTGCCAGTTGCTGGTGCGCTAATCGTAACCGTTAAGGATTGGGAAAAGCCGCCATTCCGCACCATTGCCGCAACCGTGTAACCAATAAGGCTAAACGATGCCGGAACTGCGGTGAGACGTTGGCATGACAACGAAAGAGTGTCGCCGCGCTTGAATGTGATCGTTTTGGTGATGGGCGTTGCCATTGCTTTATTCCTTTATGGCAGTGAAGCATATTCGCGGCGGCGGAACATCCAGACTTTTCCGCCGATAATATTGCCAGCCGTAAATCTTACGCGGGCGCGCAACACTTTTTGCAATGTTGCATCGTGAGATGCGCCATCAATTCCAAGCCCCACGTTGTTATCAGCATAGCCATCTCCTTGTACCAGATGCGTTTTTGTGGCAATGCGCGGCATCAGGATTTCAACATCATATCCAAACTGGGTGCTGCCACTAAACTCATCACCGGTATAAGCAAGCCTGCGATAGGCTGCGGTTGTTGCAAAGAATGCCTCAAGATTTAGTCGCACGGATGCACCGGCATCGCTTTCCATCAAATGCGCAATGACGCGGTATTCGTAACCATCCACAAAGTCTGGCGTGACGAAGGAACTCACCGTACCCGTCACTGCGAAATCATAAATAAGCCCAGTCTTGCCGTCGCCAATCGTTACCTTGTCGTGCGGGTGCCATCCAGCAAATACAACAGGTGCGCCGTTTGCAGCTTCTGCAATAGCCTCTGGATTGTCTCGCAGTGCTGTCACAGTCGTGCTGGATGGAATGCCGCCCACCGCTACTGCTGCGTTTGAAATGCTGGTCCATGTTGCCATCAAAGCCACCTATACGGTTGAGGAGTTGCGCTCAAGTCATTGCCACTGTTGTCGAGCCAGCGCCACGGCTGGGCTACGCCGTTAGCATCAAGACCAGCATCCGTGAGCCAGGTCCATAGCACGCCACCTTTTTCGTTGTCTTCCGCAGTAAAGCGGTATGTGAGGCCGTTGCGCGCTACTTCTGCCGAGGTGATGAGCCATTCGCCATCGCGCGGCGCACCCGTGAAATCGACATCCAAATAATGCCGTATCCGCACAACCGATCCGGTCCAGACGTTTGTGGCGTCTTTAGCTGAAAGGTCGAATGTGATTTCCTTGCGAACATCCGAGAAGCGGTCAAGATAGGTCTGAGCGAGGGAGTTGGCGATTGCCTGTGTGCTAATGAACCGGCAGAACAGTTCTCTAATCTGCGGCTCGCCGCCATACTGCACTTGCTTCAGAACATCGATATAGACCGAGACGCGGGAATAGTTGCTCTTCTCTGTCACGCTTGGGATCGGCGTGCGTTGCAAATAGTAGACATGCGTCTGAGATGCACGCTCTTCCGGCTTCTCCTCGATTGAGAAGCTGCCAGCAACAATCGCATCGTCATCAGTCAAAATTGTAGGTGACGGTTGCGGCCTGACAGGCTCCATGAGAATCTTCTGGACGCGCTCATCCCACCATAGATTCGAGACGGCCTGGAGGCACACCTCGGCTAGAAGTTCTTCGATCTTGTCGGGATCGGTGATCCATGCCGTGAAATTGTAGTCTGGCCGATATGTGGTCTTTGCTGTCGCCCAATCCGCGAAGTTGATATATTTTGCAGGGATGCCGCCCCAGTTGACGAGAAGGTCATAAAGGATTTCGTGGAATGGCGTGGCGTTGTAATAGATCACACGCTGCACGCGGTCGTTTTGACTTTGAGCCGCTGCCGTTGTTCCGGCCAGACCGCGTGTCAGTCCGTTGAAATAGATGTTGCCGCCGGTCGTTTCATAACGCTGAGCATATTGGATTACTTCGCTATTGATCCTGACATAACCAGTTGTAGGATAGTCGCTCAAAGTTGCGCCAGCCACGGTCATGGCTGTTGCTACGTTCGTGATGTTGGAGGCCAATTCGCCACGGCTTAGATATGGTGCCGTCAGGTTGGTGTCGGTGATCTTTCGCAGGATGTCCTTGGCTGTGATCGAAACGCCATTGCGACCGGCGTCGATCTTCTCGATCACATATTCCCGCTGCGTCATAGCTGAGAGTGGCTGACCGATTAGCCCCTCGTAGATGTTGAGCGTGTATCCGATGTGGTACGGATTGCGGGCAAGCCACTTGCTCCAGAAACTGCCGATCTGGTCTGGATCATAAGCCCTCGTGGAGACATAGGGATCGGTGCCTATGTCATTCCAAGGGAAGTCCTTGATGCGGACATTGCTCACGGCGCGATAGCCTAGCGGGCTTTTATTGCGCGATCCAGAGGCCACGTTGAGGACGGTCGGAGCCGTCTGATAGTTCTGCATTGCCGGGATGGCGAGTGCGGGCTGGTAAATGTAATCGATCAAGAACGGATCGCCCGATTCGGTGACGAGCGTGTTGCCATTCTCTGTCAGCAGATTGGTGTTGTTATCTTGCCACTCGTAAACGTCATCGTTGACGAATCGCAGCGTCAACGACTTGCTCAGATCGAGAGCGGATAAGAACTTGCAGGTGCGGTCCGTATTCCAACAGGCATCGCCCGTTGCATTGCACGGCGAGACGCCGAAGGTGCGGGAGCAGAGCGGCTGGATTATCTCGACAATCTCGACGGGGCGCGCTGCAAAGGTCATCAGTAATATCCCGTGACGCCGAGGCTGACAGAGCGATAAGCCTTGATGCCCATATTCACTGGTTCAACGTCTCGGTCGGTCCAGACGAAGCCAACATCGGTTGTGATCTTGGACGGATTGCCAGCGATGCAGAATGGATGCAATGGCAACGTCTTTGCGAACGGCTCGAAGTAGGTATCGTACCAAGCCGTTGTCAGATATTCCCAATCGTAAGATGTGGTAACGGCGCGCCTCTTGATGATGCGCCCAAGCCATTGGCCGGTCTCGGAGAACTGTTGCTGTGCTTCGGTGACGCGGTTGAGGTTGAGCGGCCTATGGCCTCCGTAGATCGGAATCGGCATTTGCAAGGCTGCGCCCGCGCGGATGATGCCGATTGCAATGTCTGTGCCATCGTTCACGTTCACCCGCACTTCGCGGACGGTGTAGAGTGTTCCAGCGTTATTGAAGAACACCGCGATGGTCGAGTTGTCGGTTGGCGAGATCGTCGCACGAGTGGTGTGACCACCTCCGACTGTTGCCGCCGTGGAGATTGTCACCACCTTGCCTGATAGGTTGTGCGCTGCAATGAAGACGCAATCAATAGATACGTCTGCCGCTGCCACAAGCGTCCAGTTATTCGAGCCTGGTGCAAGCTCCCACCGCTGCGATGTGTAGTCATTGGCAGCATAAGCCGGATTGGTTCCATCACCAGAGACAGTGCCGGTTATCATGTCCCACAAGATGCGGGCATGGTTTAGCGGCTCATTCGTGGAGA